GTGCGCTGACTTTGTAGCCATCTGTGTACCAAGTGGCGCTGACACGAGCACGTTCACGCTGGCAGTCTTCGTAGTTATGCTGTGGGGCCTGTATAATACCTTTGCTCTGTGTTTGACCATAGGGCTGTGCAAGATACAAACTAATAACAAGAATCCACATGTTGATATTTATTAATGAAAAAGCCCGCCGAAGCGGGCCTACTATTTTGGGTGACAAGGCATAGTTGCCTCGGAGATTAGGCTGCTAGAGCGAAAATCTCGTCGTTAGCTGCGGTTGCAGTTATCATTTTTCGCTGATTACGTCAGTCGACTCTCGTGTTGTCCACTCGCCTACTCTTGACCCTGTCGAAACCTTGACTGGCCCATCAGAAACACACTACCACACGTTGTATATTACTACAAGTAGCGATCTCGTAGTAGTGTAGCGGGTAACTCCATAATGTGTTTCTGGTGGACCAGGCGGGAGTCGAACCCGCGTCCAGAACCCTTTTGGGGTCGCTTCATACAACAATACAATTATTTATTTTATAGAACTTGTTGAATTTTGTCAAGTATGATATTGACCACTTGACTGCTGAGTACAACCTCGTAATGATTGAACGGCACTTCAATGATCTCAAAATCATCACGATAAAGCATACTCTGTAAAGTAACCACACCATCATTGGGTTCTTTGATCCAAGGACTTTGACCCACCGTGGTTACAATCTGCGTCCAGTTTAACGGTGCTAGGATCTTTCTACTGTCCTGCATTGGCGCACTCATGGTACCTATGTCTTTCATTAGTTTATTGAAAGGCAAAAAGTATTTGGCAAAATCTGCTTGTTCACTGCCACCATAGGGTGTGCTTAGACTCACGCCACCTCGAGTGGTTTCGCGATAGTGATCCGCGAGAAACAAACTATAAATGCCACCAAGACTGTGACTTATAAAGAACAATCTTTCTGCATCATCTAGCCGGCCCATCATGTGCGCTAGATTGTGAGCAAAGCCATTTTCGCTACGATACTCCAGCATGATATCAGGTTCTTCGTAGTGATCCCGTACGAACTGACGAATGTAGCTAAAACTCTCCGCAGTGGCACTGGCACCATGTATGTAAACAATCATACATTATTTGACCTTGAGCTGTTGCTCTTTGACTGCTTTGATTTTGTCTGCATCTTCTTTGGTAACGTAGCGCACAGTATGATCATCAAATGGAGCAATTTTCCAGCCCCAAGATTTCCAATACTTTGCAATTAAATTGTTTACAATCAATACTCCACTGATAATCACTATACTTCCAATAGCTATTAGTATTGAGGAGGCTAAAAATACAGCCGCTTGATCCATATCCATAAATTGTTTCCTGTGTACAAGTTTGTATTTAAGTAAAATCTATCTTGCCTGTGCCCCAAAGTATAGCTATTACAGGTAGAGCGATGTGTTCAAAAATTTCGTAAAGAGCCCAGAAAGTCAGTGCCCAAGCCCAAACTGGGTGGGTTTCTGCTTTTTGACTCAACCACATGAAAAAGTGTGCATGCCACTTTCCTATGTTGCGTGAGAATTCTACAATGTGTTTTTTCATTTGTTATCTCCTTGGGTTTAATATTCTAAGTTAGGCATACTATACAGTAGAAAATTGTGTGTGACTGAATCAAATCTGATCTTGAACACACAGATTCCTGGCTCGTCTAGATACCCATAACTGCGCTTTATGCCTCCGCGTTTCAGTTTATAAACGCAAAAATGATCAAGATCTCTCAACGGTTCTCCGCCTAGCTCGATCAGTTCCATAATCACTGCACTTTCTGTGTCTGTTCTTTCTATTACTTCTATACCTACACTGGTAATAGTTGTAATATCATGAACAAAGTCATACCGGATCAGTGTAGGCTCAACCTGTTGACTGGATACTGGATCTCCCAGTATCTTCCAACGTATAGCATCACCTTTAGATCTTACGTATAGCGAAAGATTTCGTTGATTTCTTGGCTTCAATATATTGTTCATAAACTTCTTGTTGTTCGCGCAGCATCCTATCAGCTTCTTGGCCATCACGGTCGCCAAAGCCTAGTTCGTGTTGTAATTCTAGAAAGCGCCGATATCTATCAAAACGTTTCTCATAGGTGTTGTCAGGATTAGTTGGTGTACTCCAAAAAATGTGACTCCAACCTTTGACCACTTGTTCTCTTTCAAAGTGATAATGATCACGTAGTCTACTGTCATTGGTTAATGGCACCTGATCACCCAGCGTAAATGGTGACGATATGGCCACACGTAGTGATCCATCTTTTGCCCAGTGTTGATATCTACGCAACAAATTCAGTGTTTGTTCAAAGTCTTCTTCAGTTTCCATGGGATAGCCAGCCATGAACAACCATGTTTGTTGTATGCCATTGTTGTGTAATTGATGAGCAGTGTAATCAATATCAGCATTGCTGAATTTTTTACGCATGTCATATCGCACACGTTCACTGCCACTTTCTACTCCAATGATCCATTCTAAACATCCTGCTCGGCCTGCTAGCTCAAAGTCTCGAGGAGGTTGATTTTCTTTACCTCTAAAGATTGCATAACCACTGTAACGCAATGTGCGTGGCAAGTGGTCTGCAAGATACTGATTCATTTTACGGTAGTTTGGTATGCTGCCGTTAATCAAGTTACCACTAAATCTAAAAAAGTCTATGCCTGTACGATCATAGCTTTCTATCATTTCTTTGGCCAACAGTTCACCATCTTTGAAAATATATCGAGGCCAAAGATGTTCTACATCACAGAAAGTGCATTTTCTAACACAGCCTTTGCTGTCGGTGATCAGCAGATATCGATCACTAGGATTAAATCTTTGATAGATGTCAAAGTCGTAGTTTTCCCAATCAGGAATAGGCACTGCATTTAAGTCTTGACTGGTCTGTGGTGGTGAATCAACCACACCATACAGATCTTGTTTTATAACATCAATGATAAAGGATTCTGCGTCGCCTGTTACTGCACAGTCTATCATGCCATGCTCTACGAGAAATCTTGCTCTTGATCCTGTGGTATGAGTATCCCCGGTGTATTCACCTTGGGTTAAAATTTCAAGTCCTCGTCCTCCTGCAAGTATTTTTACTCCTGGAAGCCAGCGTCTAATACTGTAACACATCAAGGTCAAATAGGTTTCACTCATGACACTAAACACACTTAATCCAATGATATCAGGATTGTATTTTTGTTTTATATCAATCAGCTTTTGTTTGTTCCACTTGAGAACATCAATGAACACTCTTCTTGGTAGCTTACGATCAGGATTTGGACCTTGACTGATATAAAAAAGCAATTCAGGCCAATAAGGTTTGTCTACAAATTCAGTTACAAATTCTGCAGCAAGATCCACAGGCACAGCACTTATACCAGCTTTGTTTAAACAGGCACTGAGTAATGCAGGAGCTGTGGCAGGCCAGCCCGGCGTTTGATAGGGTAGACTAACAATCACTATGGTGCGTTTGTTAGAGTTCATACACCAAGGTCAAGAATTCAAAACGGTCTTGCTGGTTTTTAGAGAATGGACTGGCTATCTGTGTCACAGTATGATTGGTTAATGTATAACCAAAATCTTGCATGATTGTGTCAAACCATGATTTGTTAGGACATCCAACTCTTGTGACTGGCTCTGTGTCATGATAACCTTTCCAGGCCACTGTGGTGTCTTCCAACCACCAATACACCAATGGAGCGGGATTGTGTGCAATAACAGGTGGATTCCAATTTTGGATTATAACTGTGCTGGGATTATGATGTGTGATTGCTTGCATTATGCCATAGTGATTGGTCACAATGTTCATTATAGCGGCTAAAATCACAGTGTCACAATCACGACTTAAAGACTCAGTTTGCTCAAGGTTGTTAATATCACTAAGCACCGCACGGAATTTGTGACGCAGTGGATTGTTTATAGCCAGCATTTGGTCGGCAATAGTCAAACAATCAGATTTGACATTGGTAACGGTCACGTGTTTTGCATCGTTGTGCAAACACATAGTGCCTATAAGTCCTATGTGAGTGCCAAAATCAATAACTCGTTTGTGTCGGATGGCCTTGAGATTATCAACCACAGCAAGCTTCAGTCTTACAATATCAAAGGCATCAAGTTGCCATGTGGGGTCACGTTGGAATAGTTCAAAGGGAATGTCAGGATCAAGCCAGATATCAGAACTGAATCCATGCTGCACACGACATTCATGCTTGATATGTGAGGGAAGATTCACAAAGTCGTCGGGACCAGGACAATCAGGCCAACTTGGATCACGAATGTTGTTGTAACTTTTCTGCCAACTCTCAACATTACGATGATCGTAGCCAGGATCTCGATTTGGATTGGATCTTTCTAGTAAATAGGCTTTGCGACTTGCCCATTCGTAAATGTCCAAAGGAAACATATGATCAAGAACATTTTGGTGTGTTGCTTGATCAATGCCATAGGAAAGCAACAACTCGTCATTGACGTTCATCTCGTCCCCAGGCAATCTTGTTCCAAATACGTTCATGTGTCCAATAAAGGAAAATTTTGGTTATTAGTTCAGTTACTGCAATACCAGAAGCCAATCCAACATGACCTGTGATAATCCAGCTTATTATAAAGGTATCTATGCTTCCAGTCAACCGCCATGTGACAGCCTTGACCAAACTTCGATCTGAGTTTTCATACTGCATTGAATATTTAAGAGTTGCGAGTTTATGACTTCAATTATCAGACATGGCTGAATAAGGACGAATCACTGTGCCTGACTGCACTACGCAAAACATTTTGTCTGTCCAACGTTCTACCACAGTAAAAGTGCCAGAATCAGGATTTACAAAAACTATTGTTTCAAATCTTGCAAGTTCACCGTTGATACCACGATGAGATAGGCCTTTGAGAAAAGGACGTTCTGCTGAGGCATCTAGCATTTGCTTGACCACAGGCCACTCTTCACACACCAAAAACGATTGTACATCCTCAGCATGCGTAACCATTGCTGCTGACAGCAAAAGAATAGCGACAATGGTTTTCATAGCAGTTTCCTAAAATACTATTTACCATTGTCGCTACAGGGTTTAATCTACCACGTGGCTACCATTGCCGTTTTGGAAACCTATTGTGCCGCCTTCTGCTTCTATACGCTTGATCACATCTTCAAACAAGATAGGTGCAAAGTCTGTTTGCTCTACGCATACACAGTGATAGCGAACGTCAACCACCTTTTCTTCATCCATATAAGGTCTTGGATCAAAAGGTGGTGGAGCCGAACGTTCTATCCGCACAGTCTTCATTACTCTGTTGGCGTGAAGATGTCCGTGTATGTTAGTACCAAAGCGGCCCAGGCTTTCCTCGTGGATGGGAATATGACTCAGTATCATTCCGTTCATCACGTGATATGCACGCAGCTCGCGGAAGTATTTGCGATATTCGTCATCACGGAAGATATCGTGGTTACCACGTATAAGCACCTTGTCACCGTTCAGTCTACCCAGTGTTACAAGTGCTTTACGATTAATAACTACATCACCTAGATGATACACTTTATCGTTTGGTCGAACTGTTTCGTTCCAACGCTTAATCATTTCCTCATCCATTTCATTTGGATCAGTCCATGGACGTAGTTTAGTCACACCGTCGTTGCGCATGAAACGGCATACGCCAGCATGACCAAAATGCGTGTCACTAACTAAAAATACTGCTGGCATAAGGCCCTCCTTTCTTAATTTTATAGTATAGCTAATCTTGAAATTTTGGTCAACCGTTAAATATGTTGCTGACCTATTAACCAGCTGTTAGAGGATGCTGATCTCAGGGGTTTTGCTGGTTTCTCCCAGAGCACGACAAAGGCCAAATCTAAGGTCAGCACTTATTCAAGTTTTGTTAGTCGTCGCTCGCGCCGAGCAGCCGCTAAAGTAAAAACTTTTTCGTTGTCGTTAGTCCAATCTTGTGTTAATTCTTGGCCGTTGATGCTGTGTTTTTCGTTGGCGTTGTAGTGTAATCCCAGACTCGTCAACATTTGATGTTTGACCAAGAGATTGGGACTGCGAAAAGCATCAGTGTCTTGGAAACCCATTACCACGCCAACTTCACAAACTGCACCGCTACGACAAACTCCAGCATGGCAATGCACTACCACATTCATGCTATTGTCCAGGGCATGCTGCAACAACCTAACCAATTCGTCTGCTTGAGTTTGACTACATCGCCAGGCCTCGTCAATAGAGTAATCATTGGCTTCAATGTCTAAAAACGCAAATTGATGTTTTTCTCGAAACTGATACTTGGGCTCAGGAAAAGGTGTTCCCGGATCCACAATCTGTATTAACATAGCATTGACACCCGGATCATAGTGAAATCCTTGTTGTATGTCACGTAAAGAAATGTTTTGAATCCAGGGCATGTTAAATCCTTTAAAATAATGATAATCACTAGGTGCTGTTAAGCAATGTACACATACGATCCTTGGTTGACCACTGTATAATAGAACTACATACTAGACATACCGTCGGTATGGTAGATCTAACTTATAGGAGACATTAATATGTGGACTAAACCTACTGCACAAGACATGCGCTTTGGTTTTGAGATCACTATGTATATCGCTAATCGATAATCATAGAGATCGCTAGATCTGCCCGCTTCGGCGGGTTTTTCTTTGGTACCCCTGCTCCGATTCGAACGGAGAAAACTGCTCCTTTTGAGAGAGCCGACTTTGCCAATTTGTCCACAGGGGTTTATAAACACAGAAATTTCTGATTGTATGTTCGTGCCGAAGTAATGGCACTGTTTATAGCGGCTGCACAGGGAAATTTTTGACCTTTGCGAAAAGTCCACTCATTTAGTTTAAAACTTTTCAAGACAACATCTCCATTCCACCAGCTACGTTCGCATCTGATGTAACCAAGTTCCTCTAGATTATTGCGCAGTTTTTTGAATTCGTCATGATCATCTGTGCGATGACTGTAACTACGATCGTGTCCTTGCAACACCTTGATTAATTCATCATGTGTGGGGTTGTTACGATCTTTAACATGGTCATATGACATGGTTACTGAAACTTCAGTGATATACTGTTCTTCAATGGTGAATTTACGTAACATATGGATCCTTGGTACGGATGGAGGGACTCGAACCCTCAGAACTCGGATTTTAAATCCGATACGTATACCTATTCCGTCACATCCGCAATGATATGATTGTACTAGACAGATACAACAAGGTCAAATAATGGTGCCCCAGGCGAGACTCGAACTCGCACCCGAAGACTAGTTCCTAAGACTAGCGTGTCTACCATTCCACCACCGGGGCTTTGATTAATAAATTGATACCAAGCAGCTAAGATAAAGATTGGCTTGACGCTGCCGATGCTCTATCAATGTTGACAGTATAATTTCAAACAGTTTACAGAGTTTTGTTTGCATTGTAAGTAAACTCACGTTCAAGACGCTCAATATCACAAGAGCTTTTGGGATTGCCATTGATCACATATCTTTCTAAACGACTGCGATAATCCTGATCCGGAAACATTTCAGCCAAACGTTCTAATATATGTGTTATAAGTTGTGACACGGTACTTTCCTTTGTTATATTGAATATTTATTGCAATGCAACATTTATTCAATATTTTGTGTAGAAAATGGTGCCGACTCCTGGTTACGCTCCAGACTCTCACGCTCTTCAGGCGTATGCTTTCACTAGATTAGCTTAGTCGGCAAGTGGTAGCCCGTGATGGAATCGAACCACCGTAACCGCCGTGTAAAGACGGAGTTCTGCCATTAAACTAACGGGCCCATGTTAAGATAAAAATTGAACGATCCTGATCCCATTTAAACGCAACACCTAAATGATGGGAGGATCTACTGTCATTCCATGCCCATGTTACATAGTGTTTGCCAACATGGGATTGCAGCCAGGACTCTACAAGTTCTACGCCTTGAATCCAGTCCAGCTGTGGTACTATACCAGCAGGCCACGGTACAGTGGCCGTGTACACAAAAGCATGTCTATCAACCAGCATGCTCTTATTTAATGGTCTCGGTGGAGAGATTCGAACTCCCGACCCTCTGCTCCCAAAGCAGATGCGCTACCCAGGCTGCGCTACACCGAGATTATTGACGATTTATTACATATAGCAATGCCGCCATCATTGCTATCACTATGATTGCCCCATGATTGTTCTCCGGTTGTTTGGCAGGGGATGTAAGAATCGAACTTACGACCTCGGAATCAAAATCCGGTGTGATGCCATTTCACTAATCCCCAACAGTTTAACTTGGTATGATTTTAGGAATATAGGGTACATTCCTGGGACCATGACGTTGCTCAAATAACTGTTTTGCTTCTTGTAGATCTTTTGCATACACACGATCTTTGACTTCTCCTTGAGCAGTCTTGACTGTGGTTTCATACATTGGCATAACATCTCCTTGGTTACATGGCCCGACCGGCAGGAATCGAACCCACATTCTGGAGGTAGAAGCTCCATGTCCTATCCATTGAACGACGGTCGGTAATACTGGAGCGGGAGGCGAGATTCGAACTCGTCTATTTCAGTTTGGAAGACTGACGTGTAACCGTAAACACTTCACCCGCTTAGATCTATAATGCTCCATTGGCTATTCTATCTGCGGCGTAACTTGCAGCAAACGCCCTAGGTTTAACCAGAGGAATCACGTTGCAAGTACCTCGAATATAACCAATGGCCTGACTTATCACGCAACTACTACCATGCTCTTCATTGGGGTTGATATCCAGATGTACTTCAACTGGAAAGTCCCCCATTACCGGTGCAAGACGTTGAAACATTTCGCTCACACGATAAACTTCATTCATCAACCTCATGGCCGGCTTGTTTAATTTGTGATCATAATCACGTTCTCTAGTTATTTCACCAAAAATTTTACAGCCGTTGTTGCCATTGATGTGAATTACCACAGCTACAGTGTATTCAGCATACCATATGCCTTTTTCACGATAACGAATGCTGTCTGCACCTAGATAGACTTTTGTACCAGTGCCACATGCATCTACAAATTGTTTGATTTCGTCTACATTGATACGTGGCACATTAACTCCTTTAAGTTGGCCGGTCCGGAGAGATTCGAACTCCCGACAGCTGGTTTCGAAGACCAGAACTCTTCCGCTGAGCTACAGACCGATTGTATGGCGGGCCTTTGCAGGAATTGAACCTACTACTCTATCCTTTGGAGGGATACGAGATCGCCAGAGTAGACCCGTAAAACTTGGCGGAGAGTATAGGATTCGAACCTATGCGCCACTTTCGCAACGACAGTTTAGCAAACTGCTGCCTTAACCACTCGGCCAACTCTCCATGTTACATTATACCTAGATTGGTATTTTATGTCAAAGGTTATTTGGTGCCCCTTGACAGAATCGAACTGCCAATCCCGGATTACAAAACCGGTGTTATGCCATTTAACTAAAGGGGCTCTTGGTCCTCTTGATCTGGTATATGTGGTACACGTTGTGCCAACCACATCCAATACCAGATCAATGGGATACAACATATAAAAAATAAAAATGGGCGCATTCTTTTAGTTAGTATGCACTGTTATTTTGGAAATATTTGGCGGAAGCGGTGAGATTCGAACTCACGGTACCTTTCGATACGTCTGTTTTCAAGACAGGTGCAATCAACCGGACTCTGCCACACTTCCATCACTGGTGCTCCCAACTGGTAACGATCCAGTGTCGCTACATTACCAATGTAGTGTAATGCCTTTATACTATAGGAGCTTGGTAGCGATGGAGGGATTCGAGCCCCCGATCTTCCGCGTATGAAGCGGCTGCATTGAACCAACTATGCTACATCGCTGTTGTATGGTAGTCAGTACTGGTAACGATCCAGTGTCTCACGGTTATCAGCCGTGTGCTCTGCCCTTGAGCTAACCGACTATTGGCTCCGGTGGAGGGAATCGAACCCCCACTAACGGTTTTGGAGACCGCCGCGCTGCCATTACACCACACCGGAATAACTTTTGGAGCATCGGGCTGGATTTGAACCAGCGAATCGAGAGTTTTGCAGACTCCGCCATTGGGCCGCTCTGGTACCGATGCATATTAATCTTCTTCGTCAAACTCACCTGAGTTATGACAATAGCCTTTCAATGTACCTATAACCAAGTCTTGGTCGGATACCACAAACACATTGTATTCTGCACGACGAAACGGATTCATTCTAGGAATATCTCTACGTGCGTCAGTGTCAAATGGCAAAGGTTCAACTTTAACATTACCTGAATGCTCGTATGTCTCTGCTACACGCCCTATGATAATTCTGTTGTTATGGCAGGTTAATACAGTGGAACCTGTTTTAATTGTTGTTCCTAAAATATCTTTTAAGCCTGTCACAAACCCTCCATTAAAGTTTTGGCTACGTTGGGGTGAAGTGGGGAATCGAACCCTCTCTGACTGTTTCACAGACAGCCGTGCAGCCATTACACTAACAACACCATTAAGTTTTGTCAAGTGGAATTTCTTCCACTGGATCAGTCATAATTGATTCTACTACAAACACATCAAACACAGCGTCATCTTCAGGATGACAAATTTCTTCTAGGAATTTGTGTCCAAATTTGGTACGCCAGTGAATAAAACGTTGCTTATGGCTATCCCACCGTGCCACACTGGCATTACGACAACTGCCATTATAGTACAAACCGTGTTCAAGGTCAACCTTGGCAATTTTGGGTGTATAATCTGTCAACATTGCTAACTCCTAATAGTTGGTGGACCGACGGGGAGTCAAACCCCGACTTCTCGGGTGCAAACCGAGTGTGCTCTCGCTATCACTATCAGCCCTGATATTGGCTCCGCATTAGAGAATCGAACTCTACTAGCCAGTGATTAACAGTCACGCCCATGCACCTTGCTCGGGTTCTGCGGAATTGGTTTGGTGGGTGTCCACGGATTTGAACCGCGAATGTTTACCACGAGGGACCGGTTTTACAGACCGGTGTAGCACACGCCATAGCTACAAGACACCCAATTTAATTTTGATTTAGATCTTTGGCATCCACACAGGTGCCACCTTTGAAAACGTAGATATCGCTGTCTACGCGAATTTGTTCAAATACATGATTGTTCACACACACGTACGGATCTTTGTGATTTTGCACAGCATAGTACACGCCAAACCCTATGCCTGCCAGCAACATGATCACAGGCAGGTATTTCAAATACTTGACTATTTCGGGCAGCGCACTGAGAATCTGCGGAAGATTTTTAAGCAATTCCTTCATGACTGTATTTACGTCAGTGCCTGCTGATCTGGCGGTCCCAAGGGGTAACGATCCCCTTCTTTATGCGTGACAGGCATATGTGCGTCCATGAACACTTTGGAACCAGATTTTATAGGTAAGCGCCGAGAGAATGTCAATTTAGACGTCCTGCGCTAACAGTGTCAAAGCCGAGACCAGTTATATTAGGACTCGTCCCCGGCCGGGAGAGCCCGAATAGTGTGTGCGTCCACACACGATACCTGTATCGACGCTTAACTATAAAATCTAATAAATGCTCTGCGACCCCTGGCGGTAATTATACCGTATTGCTACGGCCTCCACCCGCTCCACAACAGGGTCCGTTCTCGCATTGCCAGCGCACTTTCGGTTTAAAGTGTACCACCCGTGCTTGTCAAGGCACTTCTCATCCTCCGGGTCAGAGTATCCAGTGACGCTGGAACGTTCTTTTGGTAGTTGGTCGCTACGCCAACTTTTGCTTTCACAAGGATGTCTTTACAGACTTCGCATTATAGGTTATTTCAGCGCACAGTGAATTTCTTCACCAAACCCAAACCTTGTTACATTACCATATTGAAACACACTATGCCACGCTCTGAACCTGGACTCTTAGTAATGTGTTTTAATATGGTACACCGTACGAGATTCGAACTCGTGTACCCGCCGTGAAAGGGCGGTATCCTAACCACTAGATGAACGGTGCATAAAATTTAATGCTAACAAGGAACTGACTGTTACATGATGCCGAAGTCATATTACTGCATCAAACCCTTGCTGAACCCTTGCGGGACGATTCGCACTTGATCGTTTTACTCAAAATATTGAATCAGCTACTTGTTTTCCACGCAAGCCCTGAAACCGAGTTGTTACCCTGTCCATCCCTTTTATTCTGTGTCTGTGTGCAGAGGGATACTGCCTATCAGAGTCTGGGTTACCCCGCTAACGGTTTTCTGCCACCGGATCTCTATCGCTAATCAAACGCTACTTTCAGGAAAGTAGTAACCGGAACTGGTTGCGGGAAACAGGAATCGAACCTGATGTCTTTGGCTTATGAGACCAACGAGTAAACCGTTTCTCCCTCCCGCCGCTGTATTGTATTTTGTCTAGTATAACAAAAAGAATTTTATTGGTCAACCATATAGAAACACACTATCCTAGATAACCTCTTTGGGACGGACTTTAACCGTTCGAAATGTGTTTTTATATGGTAGGTGCGGTGAGACTCGAACTCACAACTTATCGGTTAAAAGCCGATTACTCTAGCCAGTTGAGTTACGCACCCTTCATCTTGTCACTCTTGTCACTATCCATAACAGGATCTCCTTATTTGTTTTTTTGAAAGTACTCTTCATCTATTGCATCTTGTGCTAGTTCTCTAGCACGACGCTGTTCTTGTGTTTCTTCTGTTTCTAATTGTTTATTCATGAGTTTAATGTCTGATACAATATGTTCTTTACTGCTTACTTCACCACGTAACTTAGCCAATTCTCGTTCGTATCTGGACACAAGACCGGGTGTTACGTGTTTTCTGATCCATTCTGTAGTCATAACTAATCTCCTGCTAGTAGTGTCAAGCCACTTGATCCCTCAAGCCCTTGACTGGGCTGTTACTCCGTCCGCTACATTTACTTCTGGCAAGGTGTAGTACCCACCTACGATTTTTCTGGCACCCATGTAAGCGGGTTCTGAGGCTGTCATCGTACGAGCCCTGGCATTATGGTGAAGCCAACATACCCCCATTAATACAGAGATGGGACTCTGGGATTCAAAACCATATTGAAACACACTACTCTCTTTGTGGTCGCCGCCGCGGAACGGCATCGCAATGTGTTTCAATATGGTCCCAATATCAGTATTGTAAGACAATCACAAATATTGGTCAACCATATGTTGGGATCGACACCCCAACCAGGAGTCTTACCATCTGCGTTGCCGCCACAGATTTCATGTGTCCTGTCCGCCCGTTTGTGATTTTTAATGAATCACTGGTCCTCGTTACCTTAAACATCTTGACAATTACAAATTAACTATTCTAGCCTGTTGTACTTGTCTAAATCCTTGTTGCATTAGCTTGGCACGTTCTAGCTTGGCTTCAATAAGTTCAGCTAATTGTTCTGCTGTTAATACGTGCTCTTTGAGCGGATGCAATAGTTGTTCATGTCTTGTTTCTTTCATAATACCTTATAAAAACGAAAAACCCTGGAGTTCTTATTTCCAGGGCCCTAGTAGATGTATGTTGCTTGATGCTTGATCTACTCAGACCCTCCATTATCACTATTCTTGATGGCACGGGTATATTCAAACTGGAGCCATGTTGATAGGCCTACCGGTGTTGGACATGTGTGCATCAAAGATAATGAATGTTTTATAGTCATCATAGCATCTATTGTATAGTTTTATTTATACTAGGTCAATTGATATTTTTACTTTTTTTGGGCAGGTTTGCCAAATTTCTGTTGCTGTTTTTGTAACATCTTGTTGATTTGTTAATGCCCAGGTAAACGATCTACGTAGTGACCAAAGTTACCATACAAAGCCATCATCATGGCTTCGCGACTACCAAAAAAGGTTATCCTGCGCTTTTTGTCCATGTGATAAGGCCATTCATGTCCTCTATCCAATCGAAGCAACATTCCTTGAGAAATAGGTTGATCTCGGGGAATAGCAAATTCATGACATTCAAGCATTGCTTGATCCTTGAACACACGCAGACCTTGATCTGTCAGTGCCAGCCCACCTTGAGTTCGCAGATTACGCCACCAAGCATTCATGGCAGTTTCAAACTGCGGCCGATCTGCATCAGGCAGCAATGCTAGGACTCGTCGTGTTATTTCAGCTTTGCGATTCACTGGAATTTCCAGTGAGCAGAGGATACACTTGATCACCAGCTCGCAGTAAAACCACTGTGAACTTGTTGGTGCGGAATTGTGTGTTGAGTTTTTTAGCTAAATTGATGGCATGGCCCGGGTTACTGAAACTGACTTTTTTATATTTTGGGCCAGGGAATTGCTGCAACATGTTAGCTGTTTTGAGATTGATAGGAGCATTGTCAAAAAACACAGCCCATATTCCTTCACTGGCCAATACCTGCTCTGTACGATAGGTATTTTTGTCAGTTAGTTCTACTAGAATTTTTGGCTTTGGTCTAGACACAGCATCTCCTTACTTCAGTTCTATATTTATGCCAAAAACCATGTAGTTTTTATTTAAAGCCGCCACCAGAAACTTCAATATTAACAACATCTGGTTCTGTGCTTTTTTGCTCAGCCAACATCTGTAGTTGCATCAAAAGTTTAGTGATGTCTGCATGTAGATCTCGTGCATCTTGCAGTGGCATCACAAAGTCACGGGCTGCGCGACTTTCGTGAGCTTTGAGTCGATCCACAAAGCGATTGATATGCATACTCATTGTGCTTCCTTGTCAGTGTGAAATGGTCCATGGTATGGATAGCGTTGTAATGTAATCAACTTGGGATTACGAAGCACACGCCAGGTGCGGTTCTGTAACACACGATACCAACCAGCTGCATACCAACTTTTACTTTTGCGAGTTTTGGTAAACAGTGGTAGTTGTCGACGCACTTCATAAATGCCGTTGTAAGCCGAACAACCAGTGTCAAACCCATGCACTTGATTCTGTGGTTTCTTGTTGGTCTTTACAGCAGGCTCAAAGTCAATGCCTATGCGCTGTTTTATCATGCGGACATTTTTGTAATTTTCCACTTGATCTAGGATCTGTACAGTGAATCCATTGGCAGTGGCCTGTATGTTTCCTATCTTTTCATCATCTTGTTTCAAGATCCAAAACCGATCAGGTACCACTGGTTTAGCAATTATCATTTAATGTTCCTGTATATACTGTGTTAAGCCATTGAGCATACTGTTCTGCCTGTTCGCTGATTTTTTGCAGATCAAACTTGCCACAGAATCTCATGAATCTCACACCCACTTGACCTATGTCTTTGTGAGCAATTTGTTCACGTATGGCGGTGTCCACTTTGTGTTTGACATCGTCCGGTTGTGCTGTGAGATCAATTAGTTGTCGGTTGCGATTGTAGTCATCAAGTACACGGTGCTCACTGCCATTGTGGTCTGTCCAACGCTGCAACATTAAATTGTTCCAACTATATCCACGAGCGTGTCTATCTTCAAACGCTTCCATTAATCCTACTTTGTTTTTTGTGCCCTTGGTTCTAACGCCCGGGTAGGCAGAAAACACATTGTCTGATGCATCGCCACGCATGCATTTTTCAAACAATAACCATTCTGGGTCGGGGATACGTTTAGGTTGTTTTGTTTTTTTATCTACGACTTCGCGACCACGTGCATCAAATATGCCTTCTAGTGTGATCAGTTCATCTTGAATGCCATTGAACTGATTAACATTAGGAGCCACAAGTTGCACAAAATCAGTGTCACTGCTAACGATGGTGTGATGATCTTGGGGATGCAGATGTATCCATCTAGCAATAATATCGTCAGCTTCTGCTTCAGGGTGTCTTACTACCGAGCAATTTGTTCCTTGCTCTAGGTATTTAGTAAAGTGATCATAAGTTTCCCAGAACACTCGATCTTCTTCAGCTTCAGCTTCGGTCAAAGCAGCTCGGGCCACTGCTCTATTTGCTTTGTATGGCTTGTAGAAATCCTTTCGCCAGCTGCGTCCTTCAAGTGCGAACAACACATGATCTGCGTTGAATTTCTTTGCTACTTTGTTGATTGCAGCAAGAGTGATGTGCAGAGCATAGCCTACCTTTTCCTCAGTGGAACTAGCCCGATGAGCCACATGCCTTGCTCGGAAAAACATATTGGCAGTGTCAATTAATAGATAGTGCATGTCTGACCTATAGTAAATGATCTTGAATATAGTTTAACACAAAATCCGCCCAAAAGCAATGGGCATCTGCTCCAAAATGCCAACTGTACGAGTTAACAGGTTTATAACCATTTTGGCGAAGTACTGAATCATATGTGCTGTCAGGATCATATGGCCCTATGAAATTGTGTTGCCAGTCATGAGGTTGCTGTCCGAGAAAATGATTGTTGCCATTGAAAAACACATGGGGAATTGAGCTCTGTTGCAGTTCAAGATGCAGTTGCCAAATTTCATTGTGCCAGTGATCACGCCGGGCGGGCCAATCAACTTTGGTGACAAATTCTCGATATTGATCACGGTGAGATTCGGGCACACTGTCTGTACCAGACGATCCTACTTGATAGTATTCGTTATCTATCAACCACTCTTCTCTTTCCCATGTACTCCATTGTATTATCATTAGATCTTTGGAGCTTGGTTTGGCATTTTCCACCCACTGACGAGTTGTGCGTAAAATTCTAGCGTTGCTGGCACCAGACTGTGCATCTATATCTAACAAGGCATTGAGACGATTGGCAATTTCGCAACCAAAACTCACTCGCTCGTTTTCTGGATGTGGGCGTTTTCCTAGACCATAATAAAATGGATCATCCTGCGCCCAACCGTATGGTGCTGCTGCTTCTGCTGCGGCAGCATGGCTATCACCGTTTATGTAAACTACCATATTTTAAATTGTAAAAAGTGTATGATGGAGAATCTTCGCGGACCCAAATTTGAATTTTGCGATTAGTGCCGGAAAAATCCCAGTTGCGCCCCCGCTCGCCTAAGTTGGCTCTACACCAACGAATGTGTTCATCTATGTTGATTTCATTATTGGTATGGGTAAATTGTGTAAAACGTCTCATTTTTGACTCAAAGCTCTTTGTGTTTCTTCGTGTATAACACGTCGTCGTAAACTGGAACTAGAAAAACTATGATCGCGACCATTAAATACTATTTCAATATTACGTTGATAACATTCCTCATCGCCTGAGAATGGCTTACCTTCGTACTCTACACCAAGTATACGTACATCCACTGGCAAGATTAATAATAGGTCACGAAGGTCTCGTTCAGTTTGATAAACAACAACTTCGTCAACATAACGGCAAGCCGCAAGTTGGATTTGTCTTTCCACAATGCTTTGTATTGGTGAGTTCTTGGTATCAGGCCTGTCAATTGTGGGGTCAGTCTGAAGACCTGCAATAAGGTGATCACAGTGATTCTTGGCTTCGGCCAGCATAGCCACATGACCAGCGTGCAGTAGATCAAACGTGCTAAAGGTAATGCCTATGCGTTTGCCTTGATCTTTTAGAGATCTAACATGGTTAAAAATCAATAGTAATCTCCTCCAACATTAACAGCACGTATAATGTAATCCTCAACACGTTTTGGATCATCCGTGTAAATTTTTTCCGGAGTGTTTGAATCAAATGCTAGGTTAGGACTTTGCCACCAACGATCAACTAGTTCTTTATTTCCCATTGCACACAGCAACAAGTAATTCAAACGTTCTTTAGTCACTAAGATACCTCGCTGCGACCACCGCCAATGTTGGTTGTTTTGACATAGATACCTGAAGCTCGTATGGCTTGCTCCTGTTCCCAGGTTTCAAGTACTACATTTCTACAAATGTTCTGAAACCAACGATCCACAATATCATCCTCAGGCTCATTGGGTTTCATTTGATATCCAGCACGAACAAGATTGGCAACAAACTTGTCATTCCATTCTAGTTCAAAGCTACCCGAGTTGATGTCATTAGGATCAAGATCTAAACTCACTATTCCAACATAAGGCTCACCGCGTTCAGTGGCCAATTGCAAGGCAGTTTTTTTCACGGCCTTGCTGCGCTCTACTGGAACAGTAGGCGCGGTGCTTGGAGCAGGTTTTTTGTTAAAAAGTCTATCAAGTAGTTTCATGAGTAGTGTCCTTAACCTTGCCCCATTTGATCTTGAGCCATACTCGTTCGTGAATATAATAATCAATGCTGAGCAAAATGTGCAGTGCTGTGGCAAAAGTTGTAGCAGACGCTACATCTTCTGTAAACAACCATGTCCAAAAAATAGTAAACAGCCAGGCTGTGATACGATAGCTTACCATTCTAGCTATAGTTCGTTGTCGAGTTTCAGTCATTTTCTTGTCTCCAGTTGTTGTATAAGTTTGTACAAAGACTTTTTACGTTCCCCATGCATTACGCCATATATCTACTTGCAGTCTTGGACTGTATCTCCATCCTCGATCCAATGCAAGCTTTGCCACTTGTTGTGTGTTGAGATTATACACCTGTGGAACTCCTCCCACGGGCATTAGATACACTGGACAGTTGATGTTGTGTTTGCGATATTCAGCAACAGCACGTTCAGCATCAGCAACATCTTCAGCTGTGGCCACTACAAATTTCAAATACACTTGACCATACAGTTGATATTGATGCACCACTTCGGGTTGTATAGCACGTTCAAACGGCTCACCTGAACATGGCAACTTGGGACTCACACTAAATGTCAAGTGATCAAAGTCTCGCCCATATCTTGTGAATTCTTGAAACAGATATTCTTCTACTTCGGGATAGAGTTTTTGAGTACCGTTGGTTTCAAAAGTAATATGCTGAAGTCCATTGGCACGACAGCGATCAATGAGTTCCGGATAAAGTTGTTGATACGCCAGCAGTGGTTCACCACCAGTGATAATCAAATGAGACTGATTCCAAACTTTGCCCGGCAGCAAGTCATGTATTTGGCCTGCAATAGTTTCTACATTTTCTTGTTGATTGAAACGCTTGAACTCAGGATAGATTGATGCATAGGTATCGCACCCTGTGGTAACCAGTGGCAGATCTTCAAACTTTTGGTATTGATCTAGATTTTTTAAGATTTCAATTACTTCAGGATTGTGACCTTCGATGAGTTCGTCACGTGGTCTTCCAAACTTGCGACATCTAAAGTTGCAACCGTATGTACGAAAGAAAATGCTGGGCACGCCAGCATACATTCCTTCTCCTTGCAGACTGTAAAAAATTTCAGTATAGGTTATCTTTTCCATGTGTAGATTATACTAGAGTTAAACTGCTGTGTCAAATGTTTTGTGGATTCCACCATTGCTCCCAGGGAAATACTACCCAACTGGGATCTTCGTATTTGTTAATAGTACGGGCACTGTAGTTCATGGTGACTTCGGATTCGCTGCTGGCGTTGTCTATCAACACAGCAAATCTAACCGAATGATTCCAAATAGCTCGCCATACATGTGTTTCATTGGG